TGTTATTGTTTATTATTACAATACTATAAGTCTTAATACTCTTTTCTATCTCTTGTTTATATTTAATAAATGTTATTATAGGTCTTCGATCTTGAGAAATTAAAAGAATACTTGGTTTTTCTGCAAGTTCTCCATCTCTCTCCATCTGGGTAACCCACTCCCAGAGTTTACTCTTCGGGTTAAGTATTGAATGAATGCCTTCGTTATTGTACCCAGACTTACATTCAAAAATGTACTTAAAGTTTTGTGGTGTTATAAGATCTCCCCAGATCTGTAGGTACTTGGGTAATGTATGTGTTGTAGCAAAGGCACCAGACCCTGGAGTTCTAGCAAACTCCTTTGTATTGAACCGTTCATTGAGGATACCAGCTACCTTTCGCTCAAAGGCACTACCCTTAGCTTTGCTGTTTTTCCTTTTCTTCTTTTTTAGTGGTGTTAAATCGAAATTGTCCTTCAAAATATTTTCTCCTGCACTATTATAGTACATGGAACAAGACTCACCGCTTGCAGCAGCAAGTCTTACTATTACTAAAACACGAATCCTTGAGAGGAGTAACGGAAGAATGAAAATCACATTTAATTTGAGCAAACCTGAAGCAGAAGCATTTAAGAACTTCTACACGATCATTAACCAGCCTAATGTAGATGAAACCGAGTTTGCCAAGACGGCATTCCTAATGGGTCTACAGACCATGGAAAGGGCAATCATTGCTCGCATGACCGAAGAGGCTGAGAATGAAGCAGCTAAGGCTAAGGAAGAAGGATCTGAGCCTGAGATCGTAGAAGTCGTTGAAACCCCTGAAGCTGAGGAGGTATCCGATGAACCTGTTGAGAGTAAAGACTGAGAACGAGTTTAATAAGGTATTCAAACTTAGTAGGGCAAACAATGAGTTTGTTTACTTCCTGTTTGTATCTCCTTGGGATAAGACTAGTGACCTGATAAGAAAGGAACTTGCCTCCTTGGATACTGACATTACCATTTACGAAGTGGACTACTTCAACCTGCCTCATACTTATTGTGCCTTCAAGGCATATACGCCTTCTCTGGTGAAGATCAAAGGTCCTAGGACTAAAGTATTGTCTAACCTGATTTCTATTAGGTTTGAGTTGGGCCTCGATACCCTCGTAACTCCTCGTAATTCTTAATCTTTTCTAGATATTTCTTATTCTTTGTATAGATAAGTTTTAAATTGTTAAGAATGACGGTTGTAAAGTAGTTAAATGCACTACCATGCTTCGGATTGAAGTTTTGTAATGTTTTCAATATAAGCAAGAAACACTCTTGTTTAGCGTCATCAGCCTCTACTGAGAAGTTAAATGCCGTCATTACGTTAGATATAAGCAAATCGAACAAAGAAAATAGCTCTTCTTCGTAAACCCTGGGCTTATCGAGGTATAATATGATAAGCTCTTCAAAGCGTTTGTTGTCTATGTAATTCTTACTCATCTTAAAAAATATTATAGTCTAAATCTAAATGGATATTTCCAAATTATATGACGAGCATCCTGTACATGAGTATTGTACAGGATGTTCTCAACTAAAGAAGTCTAAACCTGCTCACGCAATTACTGATTATGTCTCCTTGGAAGAGGCAGATGTCCTGTTCCTCTCAGACTCCTTCACTTACATTAATGGAAGGTCAGACCCCTTCTCTTCTGATAGCCTAGACCTACTTACTGAAATTCTAGTAAAGTCTAATTTACCTGGGGACTGCTCTATCTCTTTTAGTGCAGCAGTTAAGTGTCCCAAGGTAAGGGAATCAGATATGAAGACCGCAGATATGCAAGCCTGTAGGTCACACCTGTATGATACTATAGAGAAGGTAAAGCCTAAACTAGTGTTTACCTGTGGCAACTTAGCCATGAAGATGCTTACTAAGAAGTCTGGTATCACTACCAAAAGGGGATCTTCATTTGAGGTAGAGCTAGAGAGTGGATTCAAGACTATGGTGGTTCCTATTTATCATCCTTACGCAGTCCAGATAGAGCCTAAGATGAAGTTTATCTTTGAGCAAGATATTCTAAACGGTATTGATAAGGTTATATTAGGTAAAAAAGCAGAAGAGATTCCTTACACCTCTATCGTAACGATGAAGGATTTAAGGTCCGTAGAGTGGATGTGTGATACTTTAGAAGACCTTGCTGTAGATACGGAGACTACTGGGCTGAACTTCCTACAAGATACTATGAACACCATTGCTTTCTCAACTAGGGACGGGAATTATGCGTTACCCCTAATGCACAAGGATACTCCTTGGGATGAAGAAGAGTTAGTTGAAGTCCTTAGCTTCGTCAAGAAGGTCATGGAGAACCCTAACAACAAAAAGATCCTGCACAACGCGAAGTTCGACTTGAAATTCCTACATTCAGTTGATATTCATCCAGTCAACATCTATGATACTAAGCTGATGGCTCACTTGTGGAATGAGGATATTCCTAAAAGTCTGAAGGAGCTAGTGAAACTATTTTTCCCTGAAGGTATTGATCAACTGTAATGTTAACTGTAACTAATAAAAACTTCGATTGGAGGAACATTCCTTTAGGTGACTGTCTTCATGGGAATGCCATGGATACATACTTTACGATGAAGATCTATGATTTGCTAAAAGAGAAATTGGAGGATGAAGGTTGCTGGAATGTGATGGAGAAACTACTATCACCTGTGATTCCTATCTTCTCAAAGATGGAGTTCGATGGACTTGATGTTGACCCTTCAATGTTGAAGACTGTTGGTAGGTCATTGGATCACAAATCAATGCTCCTAGAGGATGACCTATTACTAAACAGTAAGACCTTCAAAGACGCTAACTTAGCTAGTACCCAGGACTTGAAAAAGGTTATGTATACTGATGAAGATGGGTTGAACTTATACCCTCCTTTGAGAACCCCTAAAGGTGAGCCCTCTACGAGCAAACCTTCAATTGATATTTTACTTGATTTTATTAACGAAGAGCTAGAAACCCGTGAGAAAAAACAAAGAACAGCAAGAAAAGGAAATCGCTCTTAGTGTAATTGGCGGTAAATCTACTGAAGATTTACTGGAGATTAAGGAGTGGATGGACAATTTTCTGAAGTGGAGGAGTTACTCTAAGCTACATAAAACTTATGTAACAGGTCTTCATAATGCTATTGATTACAATGGTGCTGATAAGGTGTACTGTGATTACCGATTAGATGGTACTGTCACAGGTAGGCTCTCATGTGGCATGTATAGCGCGGAGAAGCCAATGGGCGTATCCTTCCACACTCTACCTAGAGATACTGATAATAACATTAGGAACCTATTCATAGCTCCTGACAACAAAGCATTCATCACTATTGATTATGCAGGTATGGAGCTAAGGGTACTTGCTCATGTAGCTAATGATGAGAGGATGCTTGAAGCCTTCAGGGAAGGAGCAGACTTGCATACTTATTCCGCAAGCCTACTATTTAATAAGGCTCAGGATAAGATTAAAAAGGAGGAACGCCAGATTGCAAAAGCAGCCTCATTCCTTATCGTTTACGGTGGTACGGCATTTACACTTGCTAACAATAACCGTATCCCTCTGAAGAGAGCAGAGAAGATTATCAACACTTACATGGATGTCTTCCCAGGCATTAGTGAGTACATCGAAAGTACTTATGCTACCATTAGAGAGAATGGTTATGTAACTTCCATCTTTGGTAGAAAGCGTAGGCTCCCTAATGTCAGGTCTAATGATACAAAGGTTGTGGGTAGATCTTTAAGGCAAGGACTGAACTTTACAATCCAGTCAGCAGCATCAGATATTATCCTATGCTCTATCAAAGGATTGTCTGATAGACTTAAACCTTTTGGAGCAGATATAGTATCAACGGTACATGACTCCCTTGAACTTATTTGTCCCAAGGAAACTCTAAAAGAATGCCTTGAGGTATGCTATGATGAGATGGTGAACACTCCTACCCTAGGGGAAGAGTTTGGTATTAACTTCAAAGTTCCTTTAAAGATTGATGCAGAGGTAGGGTATTCTTTCGGTGATGGTAATCCTGTTGATTATCAAGAAGGTGTTGTTAAAAATATGGACAGTTTGTTAGGTTACTTTAATGATTGAAAAAAATTATACAGTTGATTGCTTAGATCATGGATTTGTAAGGCTTCTGGATTACATGGGGTCAGACCTAACTGTTGTTAATTCTGCAAGAGTTTCATTTAAGAAACAAAGTACAGAGTTGAACGAGAAGGATGCAGGGCTTATTAATTACCTAGCAAAGCATGAGCATTGGACTCCCTTCGCTCACCCTCAAGTATCTCTCCATGTAAAGGCTCCTATCTTCGTTAGATCCCAGTTGTTCAAGAGCAAGGTGGGTCTAGTTGAGAATGAGATATCTCGTAGGTATGTAGATTATAAGCCTGATTTCTTTACTCCTTACTATTGGAGGAGCCGACCTGAGGGAAGTATAAAGCAAGGGTCAGGTGTTAAAGAGATTGATGATGTAGAAGGTGTAAAGGATTTCTATAAGCAAGCAGTTGATTTAGCCCAAGAAGCTTATGAAGTATCTATCATTAAAGGTTTAGCTCCTGAGCTTGCCAGAGGGTTACTTCCTCAATGTATGTATACTGAATGGCATTGGACAGGATCTTTATCAGCGTTTGCTAGGGTAGTAAACCAACGGTCTGCCTCAACTGCTCAGGAAGAGACACAACACTTCGCATTTGCTATTGATGATATTATGTCCGAGTTGTTTCCTGTATCTTGGAGGGCTCTTATCAAATGAAAACTTTAGTAATAGGTGACACTCATTTTCATAATAGTAATAGAGAGCTAAGGCATGAACAGCTTAAAACTATTAGAGATCTTTATAAACTTGATGTTGATAATGTAATTTTCCTTGGGGATGTCTTTGATAAGCGTAATCCTTCGCCTGAATGTGTTTTGGACGTAAAGAGGTTTTTTGATAGCGTATATAAGCGCACTTATATTCTTAGAGGTAATCACGATTCAGCCACTAAATCAGATGACGGTATAACTATATTATCTGTACTAAATACAAGTAGGGTTTCTATAATAAAAGAGACTACCCATATAAGCGCACCTTCCTTAGGTCACGATGCTTGGATGATACCTCATTATGAGAATGAAGAAAAAATTAAATCAGATTTGGAGGATGCTCCTAAAGATGCTATGGTATACGGTCACTTCGGTTTTGATGGTTCCCTCAATAATGCTGGTGATGCTGATTTTTCTCTCAATGCAGATTCTTTTACTAATAGGACTATTCTGGGGCACATTCACACACATTCTACAAGAGGAAATATCACGATCCTCGGAACACCGTACTCGACTTGCTTTCAAGATATGGGACAAAAGTATTATGGGGTTGTTTCGGAAGGACTTCTGGAAATCAAACCATTAGATAAAGGTCCGATCCACCTAGTACTTACCACTAGAAACCTAGGGGATCTTACTAAGTATAAGGATAGGCATATTGTAGCTAGGATCTTGCTTGATAGAGATGATGTTGGTTTCTCTTTATATGATTTAAAGAAGACTTACCCTTGGGTGAAGGAGTGGGACATTAAGTTCAAACCCACTTACGATGAGGATATGCTAAGTGAGTATAGGTCCAGCGTAGAACTGTTTCAGATCAATGACCAGATAATTGATGATTACATAGAACAAGCTCAGACCAATTGGAGCAAGAAAGAACTAATGGCAGTATTAGCGGAGATTAAAGATGAAGATTAATAAAGTAGAATTTCATAATTTTTATTCATATAAGTATGGTAAAGTTGAGTTTTCTAAGTATAATGGTGTAGTGACAATTGAGGGTCTAAATAAAGACTCAGGAGGAGGAAGTAATGGTTCGGGTAAGTCTGTATGTTTGGAATCTATTGTATACGGTATCTTTGGTAAAAGCATTCGTAAGAGTACAGAGGATGCTATGGTCAATCATACCGTAGGTAGTAAGTGTAAAGTAATTGTAGAAGTGAATGATAATGTCAGGATTGAGAGGACTAGGAAGCCCACATCCCTAAAGTTATTTATAGATGGGGAGGATTGCTCCGAGGCTCACTCCTCTTCCACACAGAGGCGCATAGAGGACCTCCTAGGGACTGATATAAAGACCTTCATGGCTGCATCCGTATTCGGACAACACGCTAACACGGACTTCCTAGACGCTACTCCTGACGATAAGAGGAAGATCCTCAACAAGTTCCTAAACCTTGATTATATCTTTGATATGAAGAATAGGATTAAGGTTAATAGAAGCAAACTTAAGAGGGGGATCAGGGACATAGAAGTATTATCTGATAGGTTGGAGGAGGACGCAGAATCCTATAAGTTGAAATCTGTTTCTAGCTCACTAACTTTGGAAGAGATGGCCTTGCTAAACACTACTTCTTTAGAAAGTATTATTTCTGCTGAAAATCTAATAAGAACTAGCCAAGCCAACTTGATTATTCTGAAGGACAAGCTACTATCCTTTGATAGTACTAAGATTGACAAGTGTAAGTCTGTAGTAAAGAAGGGTGTAGGTGCAAAGAACACTTATAAGTGTACGGAGTGTGGATCCAGCATGGGGGATGTTATTGACCAAGAGTTTCACGACTACTGCGCTACCTACATAGACAAGTTCAAGAAAGAAAAAGAAGAAATCCAACAACTGATAGAGGATAATAAAAACCTACAGGTAGAGCCTAAGATAAGCTCAGTTGAGTATGCAAGGTTATCTAATTGTAAAGACAGGGATACCTATAAAGTCTTACTAGAAAAGGTCACTCAGGAATTGAGTGGTTTACATGAGACTAGGCTTTCCTTAGAAAGCAGGCATGATATTATGGGCTTCTGGGACAAGGCTTTCTCAGAAAAGGGGTTGGTGAAATTTGTAATACGAACTATCAAGGACTACCTAAATACCCAATGTAGTTTTTATCTAGGATATCTAACGAATGGTAACATTAGTGTAGAATTTGATGAAGAATTAAAGGAAAAAATTGAAGTAGGTGGAAGCCTCAGACACTACATATCCTTATCTGGTGGAGAGAAACGGAAACTAAATCTTGCTGTGATGTTAGGACTTCAAAGTTTACTTACTATGTCCAACGGTCACAAGAGCAATTTACTGTTTTTTGACGAAGTAGCAGAAAATCTTGATGAGAATGGAGTTATCGGACTCTATAATCTACTATGTGAACTGAAGAAGGATAAGACCATCTTCATTATTACACATAATCAAGTCCTGAAGAGCCTTTTAGATTCCTCTAAAACCCTGATGGTAGTTAAAGAGGAAGGAGAATCAAAAATAATATGACTAGACTAAAACTAACTGACCTTGGGCAGGAAATATTCCAAACCCGTTACGCATACCCTGGAGAGACTAAGTGGCAGGAAAGGGCTAAGGTGATCGCTAAAACTGTAGCGTCAGCGGAGGCAGACGAGGATAAAGAAAAGTACGAGAAGGTTTTTTATGATTCTATTGCTGATGGTGATTTCGTCCCTGGTGGTCGTATCATTTATGGAGCAGGAAGGAATGCGGGTAAGCACAACCTATTGAACTGCTATGTTATTTCCCCAGAGGACTCAGTAGCAAGCATTGGTAAAACTCTAGATGATATGTATACTATCTCTTGCGCTGGTGGAGGCATTGGGTTTAATGTGTCCAAAATTAGGCCGAAGGGAGATGATATTTCTAATGTAAAGAACTCAGCCCCTGGGGCAGTATCTTTCCTTAAGATGATCAACGAGGTAGGGGAGCATGTAAAGTCTGGTAAGGCTAGGCGCACAGCCTTAATTGGTATTCTAAATGTAACTCACCCAGATCTACTGGAATTCCTACAGGTTAAGCTTGAGCAAGGTGAGCTAACCAATTTCAATATCTCTGTAGCTATTACTGACAGGTTTATTGAGGCAGTACAGCTAGATGAAGATTGGTACTTTACTTTCAATAACAAAGAGTATCACAATTATGTCCTACAAGCCACGACAAATAAAGGAGTACAAAGGTTCTTAAATATAATTGCTCTTGATGAGGAAGACGCTATTGGTAGGGCCAAAGGTTTCCACCTAGAGGATTGGACTGAAACTTTTGAGGTTGTGAAGAAGGAGAACATCAAAGCTAAGTGGATTTGGGAAAAGATCTGGATGAATTCCGTCAATTCAGGTGACCCTGGAGTGTATAACATTGATCTATCTAACAAGCACACGAACACCAGCTACTTTGAAAGCCTTGATTCAACAAACCCTTGTGGGGAGATTCCTTTACCTAGCTATGGCAACTGCTGCTTAGGTAATATTAATCTTTCTAACATGGTAACTGATGATGGTGAAGTTGATTGGCCTAAACTAGCTAAGACTGTTAGGGCAGGAGTTAGGTTCTTAGATAATGTTCTAACCGTGAACCATTTCCCTATTCCTAAATGTAAGGAAGTTGGACACAACTCTAGGAGGATCGGTCTTGGTGTGTTTGGTCTACACTATATGCTTATCAAACTTAGCCTACGCTATGGTAGTGAAAAGTGTTTGGAATTCCTTGAACGACTATTCTCTACGATTAGGGATGAGGCATACAAGACTTCAATTTACTTGGCTAGGGACAAGCATCCTTTCCCTGCCTTTGATAAGGATAAGTATATGGCAGAAGGGTTCTGTAAGACACTCCCTATTCGCATTAGGCATTACCTGCGTAAGTATGGTATCAGGAACGCTGTTATCTTAACTGTACCTCCTACTGGGACCATTTCCATGCTCATGGGCGTAAGCTCAGGCATTGAGCCTATCTTTTCTGCAATGTACCAGAGGCGATATCGTCAAGGGAATGTATGGAAAGAAACCCTTGTTGTTGACCCCTTGTTTAAGGAGTATCACGCTGCGGGTAAGGATCTAGGTGCGTTCGTAGGGGCTTATGACATTACCCCTGAGGATCATATGAGGGTACAGGCTACTATTCAGCACTATATTGACAGCAGCCTAAGTAAAACTATCAATTTGCCAGAGGATTTCGAGCCCTCCACTATGATTGACCAAGCACTAGAATTCATGCCCTCTATGAAAGGTATGACAGTATACAGGGCAGGTAGTAAAGGAAATGAGCCTCTTAAAGCTATCCCTTTAACTAAAGCTAATGTTGATAAGTATATGGATCAGCCTAATGAAACCGCAAACGCAGACGGACAAGCCTGTACCATCGCAGGGGGTGGATGTGGGGACTAAACCTAAAGAAGAAGAAGAATTTGAAAAATTACCCAAAGAAGGGGACGATTTAGAGGAATAACTTCTTTAAATACCTCCAAGTATTCTATATAACTTTAGAATACTTGGAGGTATTTAATTATGGCTTGGAATAGAAAAGGTGGATATAGGCATCCGTATTTAGAGGAAGGAAAGACATTATATAATAAGGCTCGCGCATGGGCATATGCTAAAGTAGCTGCGGTCCCAACCAATGCCTTCACGGAACAACTCAGAAATGGGTCTATGTTCTACAATGATCATATCATCGTTGATTATGATTTTTCAGAGGTCGGCAGTGAATTTATTTACAATAGAGCCCCTAATGGTATTGGGAACCGTATTAAACAGGTAGGTACTGAGTGGGTAAATGATACATCTAAGTGTACTTCTGGAATATCTACAAGTGGAGGCAGTTTTAACGGGAACGCTAGAGGTACTGCTGAGGCATTCATTACTGCCGTTAAGACTAACAAACAATTTGGCATTGATTTCTGGATGATGCCTAATGATTTCACTGATGGTGGTCCTCCTAGAATCCTTGAAATTTCTCCTGAAACAGGAACAGACTCTTGGTATAATACCAACATCTCTATCCTTCAAGGAGATCCAGCAACTGGAAACGCTGGTAATCACCTTCAAGTAAGGCTTAGAGCAACAAACGAATCAGGCGATCTTGATGGACAAGGTAGCCAAATGACCATAGCTTCCAACTGCTTAAGTGCAGGTGTAATGCAGCATGTAGGCGTAAGTGTAAGGAGTGTCGCTCCTTCCTTTGATGCCTCTGGCAATGTTGAAGTCAATGCTAACGTTAAAGTGGCTATATTTGTTAATGGAACTCTCAGAGGAAGTAATACTATTGAATTACCTTACTCTTATACTTATGATGATATTTTTGATTCTTGGAATGATTCTTATAAACTAAGTCTTTGTGATGCTAGTCGTACTGGATCAGCAAGCGCAGGCAGAGAATGGGATGGTGGAATTTTCAGACTAAGATTCTGGGACGTTTCTCTTCCTACAACTCTGAACAATGATCTATATCTGGATGGTCCTGATGGGGACTTAACTTGTAATCAAGTTCCTGATAATGGTCAACAAGGTAGACCTGGGGGAAGTGTTCATACTGCACCCACTGCTACTGATGATAACTATAACGTATCCTTTGGTAACGTAAAAGTATTAGATGTTTTAGCAAACGATTATGCCTATCAAAGTAACACCATTATACCGTCAACATTAACAGCTACTTCTCAACCTGTTAGTGGAACTTTAACAAGTACTCCAGCAGGGAAGTTTACTTATTCTGCTACAGATTATGATGACACTACTCCTGCTGCTACGGATATGTTTACTTATAAAGTAAGGGATACTGGAGGAAAATGGTCTAGTGATGCTTCTGTTTTTGTTACAATAGCATCTGCTCTTGCAGGTTTTAATCCTACCGAACCGTTTGATTATGCTCTTAACCCTCCTGGAAGGTATGCCCCTTACGGTCACTCAAACTCTCAGATTAGCTTCACAGGAGGCGCAGTATCTGGAGCTTTAGTAGACAAGTATGGTATTGATTGGCCCATTCCTTGGAAATCAACTACTGGACCTAACAATGATCACTTTAAAATAGAAAAGTGGGGGGCTAACGCACACAATACCGAGGCTGATATTGTTCTTAGTGGGTTCAACCTTCTGTACCCTCAATTTGATGGATTCAGTACGGGAAGAATTGATATTACTACGTCTGGAACGTATGAAAACTTTATTAGTTACAAGCCTATTAAAATCTTAGTTGATGGGGTAACTCTTAAGAACTTTATTGTAGACGTTTGCCTTGGCGGGTCTGACCCAGCAAGACAAAGGCTTTGGGATTTACATAACAGTACTGCTCCCTATGACACTAATGTAGCACTAGAAAACTTAGGTTCTACTAATGATGGTGCTGGTCCTGCTTCTTATTATAACAACGCTAATTCAGGAGGTTATAATTACAAAAGGAAATCAGGACATGCTGGATACGGAATTCAGGCTAATGATGGGCAATCGGGTCCGAATCCTGAAAATACTCTACTTATAGATGGAATTATTAGAGGGGGTAGTTCTACTACTGTACTTTGTGGACATAACATGACTATTAAACGGTGCGACCTTTCAGAAGGTGGTGGAGACGCTATTAAGAATAGTGGACATGATGTTTGTTGTGTAGGAAACTGGATACATCACAATGGGTTTGTAGCAGGATCACATGCAGATGCGTTCCAAACAACCTCACAATCTAGCGGGATTGATATGCTTGGAAACTTTGTTGATATGCCCTTTACCAATAACTCTGGGCCTTATGGTACTAATGCTGTTTATATTGCTGGGCAAACTAAAGGTTCCCTTGTCAATGTAAACTTTGTTGGTAACTGGGCGATGGGAGGAAATCACGCTATTTCATATGGAATGGGTGATAAGTGGCAAAACTTCGCTGTTAGTAGTGCCATTCCTACTTCCGCTTCTGCTAGTGAGAACTTCAGTTTAACTTCTGGTCAGTTTGCGGCTACCCCCGAGGCTTCAAGGCAACTTGTTGCTTCAAGTGTAGATCATCCTCTATTGAGGTTACAAAAGCGAATCTGCAAGGAGTCTGGTGAAAATTATTTTTGGGAAGTACCTAGTAATCTTTACTCATTCATTAATGCCTCTGGTATTATTGTTTCTGGAGATGCTAGTGTAGCTGGTGGATGGGATGAAGCTCAATGTAGTGGAAACACAGATTCTGCGGCTTGGGGCTGGGTTGATCAAGATGATCGTCCTTGTGACCTTATGTTTAGACCAACCTTGACAGCCGAGGATCAATTTGGAGATACCCAACCTGGAGGACGATATACTTCAAACTCTTCTAATGCGGCTGACCCTATGAAAGGGAACTACAGACTAGTAAATAAATCGTCTTGTCAAGTACTTGGTTATTATGGGGACACACCTAATAGTAACTATGCTCCTAAACCTATGCTTAACTTTGTAGTTGCAGACAATAGGTGGGGTCAATATTCTCAGCATACTTTTGGGGCTCCTGATGGAGCGGGTAGTTGTTTTGATTTTATTACTGGTGGACCGAAAGTTACTATGTCTGGAACAGTTTCTGGACTTCTTTACTCAGGAAACGTATGGGACTATCCTAGTCAGCTTATGGGTCCTGCTGGGTCTAATCCCCCTGCTACAGGTTTCCCTGATTATAATACTATTCATGAGAATATGGGTTCAGACTATATGAATGATATTTGTATTCCTCTTAGTGGATTACCTCATCTACATGTTGGTGGTGGTAGAATAAGCCTTGGAGAGTGCGATGACCTTTCAGCAGGTATTCCTTGGACAGGAGAACCTGGGAGTGCAGCAGCTAATTTCGATATTAATGTAGGAGATGCTCCATGCGCTCCTCCTTGGTGTCTATAATAGCCTATGGCTATATACGAATTTATCTGTAAAGGATGTAAAGTAATATGGGAACGGGAAGCGTCTATGAAAAAGGCACCTTCCCGTTCCCGTTGTCCTGAGTGTAAAAAACTTAGTGAAAGGTACTGGGGAAATATTCCTATTATTTTCAACGGTTCTGACTATCATACTGTCAAAAAGAACCAGCACAATCTAGTATACAAGGACAAGGCTAAAGCCAAGGAAGTACATGAGGGTTTGGTTGATATTGCTAAAAAGCAAGCAGAAGAACAAACCTCTCCGTACAAAAAGGTAGTCTTGAAAGATGGGGTAATGGATACCCTACATAAAGAAGGGAAAGTAACTAGAAAGACTGACACACAACTTAAAGATTCACAAGAAACCACCGAAAAAATCAAAGCTTCCGTGTATAATAACCATTCAGGATACAGGAACTTAGGCAATCGGTAACTATATACTACATGTACAACTTTTCAGATAACATTCAGCGAGGCATCATTAACCTTGCCAAAAGCAATTTAGATTTCCTCAACGAAGCTGCTCCTTTAATTAAGAGTGAGTTCTTTGAGTACCCCATACACGGAGTCCTATTTGATGGGATTACGGAGTTTTTCACTAAGTATCATAAGCTACCTAATGATGATTTCCTCCTTGAATTCTGTAAAGGTAAGAAGAGGCAAGCTGAGAGCATCTCTGAGTATGAGGACGAACTTTATAGTGTAAACAACTTGGACACATCTACAAGTAACAACCCAGCGTTCGTTATTGATTGTGTAGAGAAGTTTGCCAAAAGGGAGTCCATGAAGCAAGCTATCACAAAGTCTGTTGATCTGATGAAGGAAGGTCGCTTTGATGAGATTGAAAAGGAAGTAAAGGATGCTTTGCTTGTGGCTCGTTCACAAGATTTCGGGCAGGATTACTTCAAAGATGTAGATGAGCGTTGGACTCGCATTAACTCTGTCAATGATGGGGATTACATTAAGACTTGCTTACCTACCCTAGACAGGGGTTTGATTGGAGGAGGCTTAGGTAGGAAGGAGTTGGCTATTGTTATTGCAAGCGCAGGTTTGGGCAAGAGTATTTACTTAGCTAACCAAGCTGTTAAGTGTCTGGTTGAGAACCTAAAGGTTGCCTTTGTCACTCTAGAAATGAGTGAGGACAGGGTAGCTCAGAGAATCGACTCGATTTCCACCTTGATTCCACAAGCTACTATTGGGAATGAAAGGGAGCAAACTCTCCTCAAGCAACGACATAAGATCTTCCAGAAGACCTTCAACAAAGCAGATCTAAGGATCAAAGAGTTCCCTACTGGGAATGCTAATATTAATTCTGTAAGGGCATGGCTGAACCAGCTTCAAAACTACGAGGGTTTTGTACCCGATGTTGTCATTGTTGATTACCTAGAGCTACTACGTCCCTTGAGGGATGGTATGAGCGAGTATGAGGGCCAACAGAGGGTCGCAGAGGAACTTAGGGGCCTCGCCATGGAGAAGAACATTCTTGTCTGGAGTGCCTCTCAGGTCAACAGGTCAGGAAGGGGTGCAAGGATCGTAACTGACGAGCATTTGGCAGACTCCTATGGTAAGATTCGTGTAGTAGACTTAGCAGTATCTCTCAATCAGGACGAGGAAGAGTTTGATGAAGGAACCATGCGTATCTATGTGGTAAAAGCTAGAAATGGCAAATCCAGGCACCTTATCCCCATCACCATCAACTATAATACTCTAGTGATGCAGGAAATAGAAAATGGTAGCCAAGAGTCTGAAATCTAAATTAAAAGAGGTGGGTCAAGTTGATGCTGGCTGGGCCATATTCAATATCGTTTTTGTAAAAACCTTGAAAAGTGGCTCTGACGAGTGCTTAGGTTTAGTGGACTTCGATAAGTTTGAATTACACATAGACGATAGCGTATCAGAAAAGATCCTCATACCTACCTTTATACACGAAATTTTCCATATTTTATTCTCTACTGTGGGCGTAAGGGCCGTCAATGAGGATACGGAAGAAGAAATAAAAATAACTAACGAATTTATTGTAGAACAGGCCACAAGGGGACTATTATTACTCAAGAGATTAAACCCCGAACTGTGCGAGATACTATATGAGAGCTAACGATTTACTAAAAGCATACGAAGACCTTGATTGGGATTTGTACATTACCCTTGCTGAATCACTTCTTAAAATTGATAAGTTTTATTTGGATAATGAGCTTATGGGGCACTCTACTATGTATGCTTATTACGCTGGCCTAAGCGAGCGAGCTAATTTGGAGAGAAAGAAGTGTGAGAATAAGGTTGAGTCTTACGAAGCTGGACTAAAGAATTCGGCAAGGAATACTCTCTCAAAAACTACTGTCGCTGCGATTCAAGACTATGTATCTACTGATATTACTCTTCAAGATATGAAGAGGGATCTTGAAGAAAAAACTTACAAGTGTGGATTACTCAAATCTTTGATTACTTCCATGCAACACCGAAAGGACTTACTAATACAGCTTTCTGCTAACAGTCGAGCAGAGACGCGAATGATTAATGACTGACAACTAAGGAAACTAAAAACTATGGCTATCGACTTAAATGCGCTTCGTCAGAAGCACCAACAACTTACCAATCCGACCCAAGGCGGGAACACGGATTTCTTAAACAAATTTTACCAAGTGAAGGAGGGAGAAGCGTATCTCCGTATCCTTCCTGAGCAAGAAGGATCAGGAAAGACCTTCTATGCGGAGACGAAAATTCACCGTGTACCTACTGGGGAGGATAATAGTGTCAAAAACTATCATTGTCGCAAGGTACATGGTGAGAAATGTCCTCTGTGCGATCTTTATTACAGTCTCTGGAAGACTGGTTCTAAGGAAGATGAAGATCTTGCACGGCAGATTAAGCCTCGCGCTCGCTACTACCTGAATGTCTTTGATCGGACTTCGGAATCAGTTAAGATTTTCTCCATTGGAGTTATTCTTTTCCAGAAAATTGTGGAGACTATGATGGATCCTGATTACTCAGACCTCTTTGAGAATTCTGATAATGGCATCCTTGATCCTGAAATCGGTCATGATTTCAAACTACACATGAAGAAGGAGGGAGGATGGCCTAAGTATGACCAATCCATGTTCCGTCCTAAAGCTACTTCCCTTGGAAGTAAGAAACTTGTTGGGGAGGTTATGTCATCCCTCCACGATGTTCACGGTTTAGTGAAAGTTGAAGAGTATGACGCTGTTAAAGAGGTCGCGCAAGAACTACGCCCAGGAATGGGTGTAAGGGAACGTACCTTACCTAAGACAGAGGCATCCGATGATGTCTCTAACGATGATTACACAAAACGATTAATGTCATGAAAAATTTTATTACTATACTAGCCCTTACTCTCATTATGAGTACTGGCCTTATGTCCTGCGCTGCTCTTGAAGGATTCTTCGGAGAAGGCACAGTATTTACGACTTCGGATCAACTTCTGGAAGGCGAAGTGGGAGCTATCATCCCCTTCGATCAACTTCCTGATTCGGTGAAAGAAAAGATTCCTGAAGGAACTTCACTTGTTATGGCAAGCAAAGAACAACTTAAAGTTGATGCTGCCTTTGTACCTGCTGGCGGGGAGATTGATGGAGAAGCTGTTGGCGGTATTATTGATTCCGTTTTCGGTATCGCTACAGCCTTTATCCCTGGTCTTGCTGCGTGGGAGGGTATTGTTACTCTCTTTAGTACACGCAAACGTAAGCACTATGCTAATGCTGTGAAAGCTATCGTTCCTACCGATAAGAAGGTGGATATTGGAGGTGCATTAGGCAGCGTTATGTCTGCTCTTGGTGTGTCTCACTCCTCCCCTGATACTGCGGCTGCTTTTGAAGAAGAAGGTTGGGAATATGAAGAAGAAGAAAATGTAATCTGATTGTAATTCACAATAAGGTATCACTATTATAAGGTGGAAGGCTTTACGGTCTTCCACCTTTTTTATTATGACAAAATTAAAGATTTTAGTAGTTCCTGCGAACGATGGTGGCTGTGCGTACTTTAGAGCCTGGGCTCCTTTCAAAAAGCTTCAAGAGCTTTATCCAGACAAGGTAGAGGTTAGGTTCAACAAGAACCCTTTAGGAATGGAAGAAGAAGGAGAGAAGGCAGGTAAGTGGAAACCTGATTGGGAGTTTGAAGATATGAAGTGGTCAGACATTGTGTTCACCCAGAATCTTTCTAACTTCGGTGGGCCATATACTGCTAGGATTATGGGTAAGGCAAAAGAGTTTGGAAAGTTAGCTCATTATGATACGGATGATCTTTTAACTGATGTTTATGAAGGCCATAGGTTACATGGTGTGTACAAAGAAAAGCAGCTTGGAGAGGTTACAAAGTTTATCTATAACAATGCTGATCTAGTAACAGTTACCCAGAAGAAGTTCGCAGAGAGAGTACTTCCTTTTATTGGAAACGGAATGTTAGCAGTTGTAAAGAATGCTATTGATTATAATCTACCTTGTTGGAATATGCAAAAAATTCCTTCAAAGAAGGTTTGTAGGTTTGGGTGGGTTGGTGGAATTCACCATGAGCAGGACTTGAAGGAGTTCAATGCTGTACCTAACTTGGTTAATCAGAAAGCAGGTGTAGAGCGTGTCTCTTGGACTTTCTTCGGTAGACCTCCCGTAGACCCTAATAAGGGACCAGACTGGCAGCAGGAGGTATGGGATAGCTATGAGAGGATGCTGCTTAGAGGTATGAGAGGAGGTAGGAACTGGATGGTTAGACCAGCTATGGGGCCTGATCAGTATGGGCAGTTTTATACTCAGATGGATGTAGCTATTGCCCCTCTACAAATGAACCCCTTTAATGATTCTAAGTCTGAATGTAAAGTGGCAGAGTGTGGTAGGTACGGTATTCCTCTTGTAGCTTCTAATGTAGGTTGCTATGACGAAACCATTATCAACGGTGATACTGGTTACTTGATTGATCCTGCTAACACTAAATCAGATTGGGTTAGAACATTAACTAAGATTTCAAAAGATAAAAAAGGAAGGGAAGAGATGGGTCGAAACTTGAAAGAGTTAACAGATGAATATTTTGATCTAAATAAAGTTGTAAAATTCAGACTAGACCTCTATAATGAAATGATGAGTAAGTATAATGAAGAGCCAAGTAGTAAACATTCTAACTAGAACCTCTGGAAGACCTAAGGCGTTTTCTAGATGTGTAGACTCTGTAAATTCTCAAAAATATAATGGTATTATAAAACATATTATCCTAGCAGATGATGATGCTTCCTTTAAATATGCTTCAAAACTATGTTTTAATGTTATTCAAGTAGAGAAGGGGGTTCGCAATGTGGACTATGGTATTGCACACGCTCCTTATAACTTATATATGAATAATCTTTTAGATGAAGTATCTGAGGGGTTTATTATTTTTTTAGATGATGATGACATTTTTAGCTCTCCTGATTCTATTTCAACCATAATGAATAGTGCTGACAAGGATAAACTTCTTGTATGGAGAGTTAAGTTTCATTACGGTATTATACCTCAAGATTGGGCATTTCAAGCCCCAATGCTTATACCTTCACAGATAGCAAGCTGTTCCTTTATGTTCCATAGTGATCATAAGTGGGCGGCTAAATGGGATGATGTTAAGGAAGCAGACTTTAGATGTGCCCAAAGACTATCCAGGCTTCTTGTAGAGGTAACAAAATTAGATAGTGTACTAACGGAAGTCCCAACTGTAGGGTTAGGTAAAGGAGAGGACTTATGATTACAGATTCTTTTAGAGGAGATATAGAGTTTATATTTAACAAGTTAAAGAATAAAGAAAAGTTTTCGTTTAGTAAGTATGCTGATGGTGAGTATGAGGTACTTAGAAATCAAACCCTCACTAACTGTGACAATTGGACTTTTGATAGCACTAACCATTCACATGTTTACGATCAATTGTTAGACAGTTTTACATACAAAGACGAAGGTTACTATGTAGGTATTAGCTGTCCTTGCTGTCAACCGAGAGCAGCTATAGATTGGATGCGAGATCAGGTAGGCCAGAACATGACATGGGCCAACATCTTTGTCAACTCTAACTATGAATACTATGTTGACAAGTTCCTACCTGAGTATAAAAACCATGATGTGATTCTTTTCAGTAGAGAAGATTCAAAGATTCACAACCTGCCTTTTGAGATAGAGGAGCATGTTCCTATAACAAGAACAGCCTTTATAGATAATTTCGATTTAGTTGAAAACTTCAAGGTAGAAGACTATAATAATAAGCTTTTCTTATTTTGTGCTGGTCCATTAGGTAACATGTTAGCAGCCAAGTTCTGGAGTAAGAATAAAAACAATATCTATCTAGATATTGGATCTACTCTGAATGGTTATCTTACAGAACCTAATAGAGGCTATCTTAGAAGCTTTGTAACAATTAATAAAACCTGCACTTGGTAAAAAAAATGAATTTCCCTAAACACAACTATACGCCACGCGAACAAACAGTTTGTTCTATATTCAATAGAATCCCGAATATGGGATCTTTCGTAAATGTAGGGTTTCGTCAATGGCATGACCCTAGAAGCCATTGGTGGATTAACATATGCAATGCTAATAATATTGATTGGTCTATTGTAGAGGTTTTTGATAAAAATGTTCAAGAATCCTTAGAGGCAGGTTGCCCTGAATCCAAAATTCATCACATGAATATTACAGATGTGGATAACCTTCCTGAAGCAGACGCTTTGTTGTTTTGGCATGGACCTGAGCATTTATTGAAAGAAGACTTTCTAGCAATCTTACCTGAGCTAGAGAAAAAATATAAAACGCTCATCTTCGGTATGCCTCTTGGTGATCATCCACAAGGGGTAACTCATGGTAATATTCATGAGGAACATATCTCGGAGTGGCACACCCCTGAGTGGGAGGATCTTGGCTATAAAGTAATAGAAGTTTGGGATAACCAGCCACATCCCCATATAACAGCTTACAAAATATCTATATGAGTACTAAAAATTATTGGGAAACCCGTTATATAAAGGGGGGAAATTCTGGAAGAGGTTCACACGATGAGGAATCAGTTCTTTTTAAATCTTCTAAAGTTAATGAGGTGATTCAAAAATATAACATAAAAAGTATATGTGAGTTAGGATGCGGGGATGGTAATCAGTTAAAGTTTTTCAAAGGGTACGACATGTATACTGGACAGGACATTAGTGAAACCATAATTAGAAAATGCTCAGGTATGTACACAAATGATCCAACTAAAGAGTTTGTTAATGAAATAAGTACTCTTGATAGATTTGATTTAGCAATAAGCTTAGATGTAACTTATCATTTAGTAGAGGATAGTGTATTTGATGAGTATATGAATAAATTATTCAATATATCAAATTTAGTGTGCCTGTATACTACAGATCAAAAAAACACTAGTAAATCAGCTTCCCATGTACATCATAGGGAAATAAAAGATATAATAAACGACAGATTTCCAAGGTTTAAATTGGTGAATGAAGTACTTTATTCTAAAGATGATACTTTATTTTTAGTATATAAGGCATAATACCTATGATTACTGTAATACTTAATTGTTATAAAAGGACTCAGTATCTGCAAGAGCAGATAGAGGCTATTAAGTCTCAGTCTATTCCTCCTGAAGATATTTGGATTTGGTACAATAAACCAGAAGATCAGGAACAAAAAAATCTATACGATTTAGATTATGTAAAGGGGTGCAAGGTCATTACTAGTAATCATAACTTTAAATTCCATGGTAGGTTTTCTTTAGGTCTTTTAGCTAAAACAAAATATGTAGCCTTTTTTGATGACGATACTATCCCAGGTGATAAGTGGTTTGAAAATTGTATTACTACGATAGACAACGGAGATGATGGTATATTGGGAACAACAGGAGTTATTTTATTATCAAATTCCTATAAGCCAAATGTTAAAGTAGGGTGGACTCAAAATCATAATACTACTCCTGCTGATGTAGATTTAGTAGGACATGCTTGGTTTATGAATAAAGATTATCTAAGATACCTATGGTATGAAGAGCCCTACTCTTGGGATAATGGAGAAGATATTCAATTAAGTTTTTTGGCACAAAAATATGGAAATGTCAGAACTATAGTACCTCCTCATCCTCCAGAAGATCACTCCTTGTGGGGTAGTTTGCCTGAGAAGGGTTCTAAATACGGTAACGATTCTGCTGCTACATACATACACGCTAAATCTCACGACAATCTAAGGGATGAAATAGCTTTATCCCAAATAAATAAAGGTTGGAAGTTAGCCAGGAACCTAAAATGATTTTAATATGTTTTGGAACTAGACCTGAGTGGTTAAAGATAAAGCCTCTTCTTAGTAAAGTAAACCACAAACTTCTTTTTACTGGACAGCATACTGATTTAGTAAATGAGATTGATTTCGATTACATAATTAAACAACAAGATAAAGGAAACAGGCTAGACTCTATAATAACAAACTGCTTAGATGGATTCCCAAATGATCCTACTATTGAAAGTGTGTTAGTTCAGGGGGATACCGCATCAGCGTTTGCCTGTGCATTAGCAGCTTTTAATAGAGGCATAAAACTAATTCATCTTGAAGCAGGATTGAGAACATATGATTTGTCACACCCTTACCCAGAAGAAGCTTACAGGCAAATGATATCCAGAATAGCTACGCTTCACTTATGCCCTACAGAACTGTCTAAAGATAGATTAGATTATGAGCTATGTGCAGGAGATAGTTATGTAGTTGGGAATACAGTTTTAGATAATCTACTACCTTATAAAAATAACATTACTTATGGTAAAAAAGTATTAGTTACTATGCATAGGAGAGAGAATCACGATACTTTAAAGTCTTGGTTTATAGAGATTGAAAAGTTGGCTGAAAAAAACAAAGACATAGAATTTATATTACCACTTCATCCTAATCCAAATGTAGAAAAATATAGAGATATATTTAATAATGTTACTGTAGTAGATCCACTTAGCCATATAGATATAATAAATTTACTAACTACCTGTTTGCTAACAATTACGGATAGTGGAGGTATACAAGAAGAAGCTACCTTTCTAAATAAGAAAAGTATAGTATGTAGAAAAACCACAGAAAGACCAGAAGGTATAGATACGGGACACTTATTTTTATGTGATTCTCCACAAAATCTAGAATATCTATTTGATAAATTGAAAGAAAATCCTATAATAAGTACTAAGTGTCCTTATGGTGACGGGTTATCCTCCCATAAAATAGCTAACATATTAAACAACAGATTATGAAAACAAATATAGGGATTATAGGGCACGGAGAAATAGGATCTTCTATAGAAAAATTATACTTGGGTAAATCTAAGTATGCTGTTTTTATAAAAGATATAGAAAGAGATGATGGACTTGAAGGTATAGATTTTCTTCATATATGTATTCCTTTTTCTGATAGGTTTATAGATCAAGTAGTTAGTTACATAGAACTATACAATCCTACTAATACCATTATAAACTCTACCGTATTGCCAGGAACAACAGATAAGATTATAAACCTTACTCGAAATACTAGTATAGCTCATAGTCCTGTAAGAGGAGTTCATCCTAAGTTATACGAGGGCCTTATAACTTTTCAAAAATATGTAGGAGTACAAGAAGAGTCTAGTTTCTCCGAGGTAGTTAAAGTTCATTTTATGGATATAGGTGTAGATTCAGTAATTGTAACCCCTACCAAAGCATCAGAGTTAGCAAAATTACTATCTACTACTTATTACGGGCTATGCATAGCATGGCATGGTGAAGTTCAAGAATTATGTAATAAATATAATGTAGACTTTGATACTGTATCCACCTTATGGAACCAGGGCTATAATGAAGGATATACCAAATTAGGCATGTCAAATGTGTGCCGTCCTGTTCTATATCCCCCTTCTGATAAAATTGGAGGACATTGCGTTGTATCCAATGCAGAACTTATGAGTTCTTTTTTTGAGAGCAAGGCTTTAGAGCTAATATTAAAATATAAATAAAAGTAGAGTATAAACAATGACTAAAACAATACATTTCAAAAGGGTGGACGAGTTCCACAAATCGTATGGTATGCCTAGAGGTACTGTAACTATGGATCAAGACTTCGCCAAGCTTACTGAGAAGGACGCTAGAAGGATTAAGCTACGGGCAGACCTAACAGAAGAGGAGTACAGAGAACTAGCCACAGCAGAGAGCCCAGAGGAGATCATGAAGGAATCATGTGACCTTGTGTATGTTATTATGGGTATGTTTGTAGAGCTAGGCTGGGACTTTGACGAGGCTTTCAAGAGGGTTCACGAATCCAACATGAGTAAGTTAGACGAGAACGGTAAGCCTATTTATAGAGAGGACGGTAAGATCTTGAAGGGTCCTAATTATGCCCCTCCTACTCTAAAAGATCTCCTCTAAAAGTCAAATATATAAAGGATAACTAAGTCGTGTGTAGGCAAGGACTTAGGGCAGAAAATATATATATATTATTTGATTATAAGGCATGACATCCTATAATAGAGTATGCAAGAAGAAGTACTAAAAGGGTTAAAAAATATAGGTTTATTGTCTGCTGAGAAGGTAGATTTGGGTTTCGTTTCAACAGGTAATTATGCCATAAACAAGGTAGTCTCTGGTGACTACACTAAAGGTATACCGATAGGTATGATGACTCAATTGATAGGGGGAGCAAGTACAGCTAAGACTGTTTTCGCTACGCACATTTTAAAAGAGGCACAAGCAGCAGGTTACTATGCTATGATGGTTGATAGTGAAAATGCTTACAACTCAGAGTTTGCAGAGTCTTTAGGGATAGTCCCAAAGAAACTTATCTATGCTAAACCAAAAACTTTAGAAGAGTGCTTCCAAATTATGGAAGACACTATATTAGATATTAGGAATACTGATAAGGATACCCCTATTGTCATTGCTTATGATAGTATTGCAGTATCTCCTTCCAAGGCTGAGGTTGAAGCTACCTCGTATGATCAAAGTCCTATGACTGGAGCCATTCGTGCTAAAACTACTGGAGCTTGTCTACGAAAGATTAACTCAATGTTGCGTGAACACAAAGTAGCTTTAGTTATAATAAATCAGATTAGAACTGATGTAGGGAAAATGTTTGGTAATCCTGATACCGCAGCAGCAGGTGGGAAGGCATTAGAGTATTACCTTGGCGTTAATTTAGAATGTAAATCCAACAAGACAAGTGATTTACTTGTAGATGAGAACAAACAAGTAATAGGTATTAAGGGGATTGTAAAGAATAAAAAAAATAAAGTCTCTATTCCTTTCAGAGAGTGCGAGTTTGAACTACTATTCAATAAGGGCCTAACGCCTTCTTGTGGTATGCTTACTTCTCTAGTAAAGGACAAGATAGTGCTTAGGTCTGGTGCTTGGTACACTTACAAAGAACTAAAATTTCAACGAAAAGGTTTTGAAGAGGATTTCCTTACTTCAGACGAGTTTTCCGAACTAAGAAAAGAGATAGGCATATGAAAGATAACAAATTTATTATACAACTCAATAATATGGTGGAGACTGCCTTTAGGAAAGAACTTTCTAAGCCTAAGGGACAGATCCGAGAGACTACAAAGTATAAGGATATAGAGGATTATACTAAAAAAACAGGGAAGCGTTTCAGGATGCTCAAGTCTGATATTTCAGAGGGCTTGAGCCGAGAAGAAGCTTTTAGTAAAAGATTTAACAACTAGTTCACTATATACTTAAGGAGTATTACTGTTATGGACTACAGAACGAGAATTAAGGCTGGGAACAAAAACTACATTTACGCTGACCAACTAAAGTTTTTCTTGAATAGGTCATCGGAAGAGAAGACCAAGCAGGATCTTGAGTATTTTGTAGAACTCTGGGCCATGTATAACGCTATTGATGAAGTTTGGAAGTTAGATAACACCTCAGCCGAGTTGAGGTGGGACCATGAAGAGGGTATTGCTGTGTTTGTATTTCCTAAAATTGGGGAAGTGATGACGGAGCTTAGTAAAAAAGGATTTAATTTAAATGAATGATGATAAAGAAAACCTAGTCCCGTTTTTTCATAATACGGATGATAGGTATATTGACCTACTTATACCTCCCCCTCACAAGATGAATGCTGTAGCTTTTCTAGAAATCATGGAGTTTCAGAACAGTTTATTGCCTAAAATGTATAGGGATAGCCCTGAAGTTTGGCATATTTACGATTTAGAAGACTATCAGGCTATGATAGCAGGGTATATACAATGGAAAGTAGAGGAAAGAAAAAATGCCTAACATATATACGCCCACAGTTGACCACCTTCCTATCAATAAACTAAAGAAGGTTTGTGCTGACATGATAAAGCAAGCAAAAGAAGATAGAAGCTTTGCTAAAGATGCTTATTTATTCTTTAAGAATATTGTCGATAACCCTGGCGAAACTACTGATCTAGACGCTAGAAAGAGTATGCTAGACTGCCTGAAACTAATGCAGTCGGCCCAAACTACAGCCATTAGAGGTATTGAAACCTTTGTAAAGGCAGAAAGTAAATTATCTCAGCCTGGGGATCCTGTTACAGGGTCAACAGAACCTCCTTCTTGGAAAGACCTAAACAAACTAAGTTAATGACTAAAGACAGCGATTTTAAAGTATTTTGTGATCCTATTAACGAAGTGCTATCCGTCAAAGCACTTACCTCCCCTGAATTAGAGAAATACAGGGAAGAGGCATACAGTAGAATTAGAAAGTCCGTTTCTGTGGATTTATACAAATACCACACCAGAATTGTCCTTGATTTCATCGTTGACGGTAGGGACATCCTTAAGAAGTGTGAGGAACAAGTAAAAAGAGACTATGGTGAGGACTTTGAGGAGGTTTTCGGTAGTATTACTGAGTCCATCTACTTGTCCGTAGTTCAAGTTTACCCAAACCTTGCGTTAGAAAACATCGTGCAGAACCTAAACCAAAACACAATAAAAGGGTTTCTTAACTTATTTTTAGAAGATCTATATGACCAGACCTCAGATAAAAAACATAATAAAGCAAATAGGGGAGCTAAAGGAGAAAGAGGGAAACCAAAGACTAAGGAAGTTAGCCTTGAGACTCTGGAAGACATTCAATCTTTAGAGGCAACCCTAAGGAAGAACGTCATTGGACAGGATGAGGCTATAACCACCGTCATACGCTATGTGAAGCTTTTAGTGACGAAACTCGCTACTAACATCTCATTATTGTTCATTGGCCCCACAGGCTGTGGGAAGACCCTTATATCGAAAGAGCTTGGGAAGCATTACTCTGGTAACTTCTTCAAGATCAATTGCGCTGAGTACGCCCTGCCCCATGAGTACGCTAAGTTGATTGGTAGTCCCCCTGGTTATGTTGCTTCACAAGAGAAGAGTATCCTAGAGATAAAAGCAGAGAAATCAAATAAGTGGATTCTGCTCTTTGATGAGATTGAGAAGGCTGACCCTAAGCTGTTTGATTTCATGCTGGCTCTAATGGATGAAGGTAAAGTGATGGCCTCTAATGGTAAAGAGCTAGACTTCTCCCAGTCCATTATCCTTATGACCTCCAATGAAGGTATTAAAAACCTAAAGATTGGGTCTAAGAATCTAGGGTTTGAATCAAAGACTATTACTTATAGCTCTTCTAAGGAGCAGATTGAGGAATCAGTAAAAAATAAATTCAATCCTGAGTTCTTAGGTAGAGTGGACCAAATCGTACATTTCAACCAATTATCGAAAGAAGACTTACTGAAAGTAGTTAAACTGGAGATAAAAAACCTTCCAATAAGGAAAACTAAGGCGTTACTCGACTATATAGTTAAGAATGGTACTTCTGAGGAGTACGGAGCTAGGTTTATCTCTAAATTTATTACTAGGGAAGTAAAATCAATCCTTGCTGATAATATCCTCGGTGGGATAGAGCCTAAGAAAGGGAAACTTTACAGCCTTAAAGTTAAAGATAACAAACTAGAGTTATGAGAAAAAGTAGAAGACAAATTGCTAATGAGTGGGCAGCAGCCAAACAGGAAGATAAAGCCGTAGTTGAAGTACCTGTTGAAGTTAAAACTACACATTCCTTTGTAAAGGAGGAAACTTTTGTTGATTTCTCTTTACTTGAGGAAGATGCGGCAGAGTTAGAGCATGAGGAAAGATCTTCTAGGACTAAAACTAGAAGGGTTAAGTCCGATGCTCTTAATGGGGTAAAAGCTAAACCTAAAAAAGCTAAGAGAAAACCTAGAAAGCCTAAGAAGAAAGAAAACTGAACACCATATGCGGCCCATTGGGCAGTAGAGGCATTACGCCTTTCGTGTGTGTGGAATTTCGCTACCGCTCACCACTTTATTTATTGTAAAGTGGTGAGTTTTCTTATAAAATATATACACTAGTTAGGGAATACCTCTATATATTGTAGGAACCCCTATTATGCCTGACTCAGAACCAAAATCCACTATCTCGCAGAAAACCCTGTTACCCATGAGTCTTGTCGGAGCTATTTGCGCTGGGGTGATTTGGATCAATTCCACCCTGATTGCAATTGATTTCAAGCTTCAAGCAATCGAACTTGAATTAGAGAAAGAATTCACTAAGACTGAGATGGAAAACTGGATCCTCAGGTTTAAGATGGAAAATCCAGAAATAATTATACCCCAAGTATCGACTGAATAACTATACATTATTAATAGTAATAAGGAGGGCACCTGAAAAGGTGTCTTTTTTTGTAATTACTCTTGATGATATAGCCTTAGCATCCTATAATGAGGTGTAAGCAGATTGGTTAGTCGTGAGGCTGGCTGTACCCGATTTAGATGCTCGGTCTGCTCAGGAACCCACCTCGGCTGGCTGGTTGTCAGGGAGCATCTTATAAGTGTTTTTGAGCAGAATTCGATTTTCTGGGGGTGGACCATAAAATTATGAAAAAACAATTCTTTAGACTGGCTAAAAAAGAGGCTAGTAAATCACGGCATTCCAAGTACCAACTAGGGTGTGTGATTGTAAAAAAGAAGACAGTTCTTTCTAGAGGCAACAACACGGACCAGACTCACCCTGTATTTGGGATAAATGGTTGGCATAAGCTCCATGCAGAGACTCACGCCTTGAGTCTAGCAAGATCCCACAGGATTGATGTTGATGGTGCTGATATTTATGTGTATAGAAAAGGATATAAACTAGCAAAACCCTGTTCCAACTGCTATAATGCCCTTATAAAGGCAGGAATAAAAAACATCTATTATACCGATCATAGAGTTTAAAACTGTAATTTAGACTACTATAATAATAATCTATTATGTCGATGTTGGCATAATAACAACAAAGGAAAAGAATTATGAATAAAATTAACGAAAAATATCTATCTCGTATGCTTGAAGGAGCAGAACAAGGTATTACGCAGATTGACCAACAGATTGATCAGCTAAACACGCAACTTACGGCAATGACTGAGCAGCGTCAGGACATGGTTACTGCTATTGCAGAGCTAAAAGTTCTTCTTAAGCTAGACGAAGAAGTTGTTGAAGAGACTCCCGAAACTGTTAGTTAAGGTAGTGTGCGCCCTTAGCTCAACTGGATAGAGCAACAGACTTCTAATCTGTAGGTTTCAGGTTCAAGTCCTGAAGGGCGTACCATTAATAATGTAAGCACGTATATGGTATATACTATATACTGCTGAAAGGTAATTACCATGAATGAAAAAGAATTTCTCGCTGAGTCCTTAAAGGGTTACGATACTATTAGAGCAGCATATGCTTCACGCCTGAGTTCCTTAGGTGAGCCTGTAGACCCTCCTGTAGTAGACCCTCCTATTATTGTACCTCCTTCTAATGCTTTACTTGCAGATGGAACTGCTAGGGTTGGTGTTTGGATGCAAGGAACCAATTCCCAGGACACTATAGATAGTTGGCGTAATCTAGGCATTGATATGTTCGTAGGTCATTGGAAAAACCTAACCCTAGCTGATCACAATTTAATGGACCAAAATTCCTTACCTTATGTCCTTGAAGCGACACAAGAAGAGGTTTATACTGAGTCTACAGGTATTATGGTTAACCATGAGCCTGACATTCACCCCCAAAATCCCCCTTCTGAAATTTTAGCAGAGGCTAGAGCTTATAAAGAAGGTGGAGGGAAGCAGCCTGTATATGTTTTCTTTGGTAAAGGTATTTGTGTAGAAGGTTGGTTCGGCATGGGTCCGAGTAATGGACAACCTTGGTCTGGTGCGGGAGCAGGGTTTGAGTATTACAAGACTATTTGTGAGTCCCCGTATGTTGATGGGTTAATGTTTGATTATTACCCGTACAATGCGGCACCCACTAAGCAGAAAAAGATTGGAGCCTCTACCTCAAACCCTGTGGTTGATGACCCTGAATATGTAATTGATGGACTAAAGAGACTAAAGCAGTTTTCTAACGGTAAACCTGTGTATGCTTCTTTATCTGCCAGTAGAATCAAGAGAGAGCTTTTTGAAACTCCACCAAGCCTAACCCAAAACAAAGCTATTGTACAAGACTTACTAGCTAATGGGGTTGACGGCATTATTTGGTTCGCTCACGATTTTGAGGATGGTAAGTATGTAACGGATAAGCACCCTCTTACTGCTGAAGGTGTTACTAATGGGACTGCTAACATGGTAAAAGTTTGTTCTGACCTTGTAAGAGAGCATTTCTCTGGGGTTATTGTTGATCCTCCTGTGGACCCCCCTATTGTTGATCCTCCTGTAGATCCTCCCATTGTAGATCCTCCCATTGTAGATCCTCCTATTGTTGATCCTCCCATTGTTGATCCTCCTATTGTAGATCCTCCTATTGTAGATCCTCCTGTCAACAATTTACCTGAACCTTTTGAGGGACAGAGAAGTATACAGGATATTAAAGATAACGCAGGATGTGATGATGGGATTAGGGATTTACCTGCCTCTCCCTCTGTTACTATCAAAACCGATGGAACTGTTCTTGAAAATATGCACCTAAATGCTACTATTAGGGTCAAGGCAGATAATGTTATTATTAGAAACTGCTACATTACTGGGGCTGCTAATTATGGAATTCAAAGTACTTTTGGACATAAGAATCTATTGATTGAGAATTGTACCATTAGAGGTCAAAGTTCTTGTGGCATTTATACTGGCAGTAACACTCATATAAGAGATTGTTATATAACTGAGAGTGGTTCCGATGGTATGAAAGTTCAAGGAGACGATGTTCTAGTTGAAGGGTGTTGGGTAAGAAGGATTGGAACTATTCCCTCCTCTCATGCTGATTGTGTACAAAGTAGAGGAAGCAACCATAGGAACAGTTATTATAATAACTACTTTGATATTCCTTTCTATGATTCCTCTTTTTATGAGGATGGTTACAAATCAAATGCTTGTTTCATGATCCAATCTGACCTTGGCCCTATTACTGATATTGTTATTAAGAATAACTGGTTACGAGGTGGGTCGTACATGGTTTACTTCACTCATAAAGATACGAAGAACTTCCTTCTTCAAGGTCTATTGGTTGAGGATAACTTCTTCTCTAGAGAGGGATCCAGACTTCAGGGTGCTAAGTCTACCTTGATGAGTGTGAAGGATACAGCTAAGGATGTTGTTATTAAGGGTAATCTTTGGTTTGAGGCTGGAGATTTAGATGGGATGAGCATCCCGAATAACCAATAAAAATTCTCAAATACTCTTTTGAAATCCATGCCTTGTGTCTATAATAAGGCATGGATAAACAAGAGAGATACGACCATTTTTATATGGACCTTGCAGTAAGGGTATCTTTAATGTCCCATGCTGAGAGAGCTAAGGTTGGTGCTATTGTAGTAAAGGATGATAATATTATATCCTTTGGATGGAATGGTACGCCTAAGGGGTTCAGTAACAGTTGTGAGGTTTTTAACGAGGTTACTAGCGTAACTAAGAAGGAAGTTATTCACGCTGAACAAAATTGTATTGCTAAGTTAGCAAAGAGTGGGCACTCAAGTAATGGGGCTACTTTATATGTAACCTTGTCTCCATGTTTCACTTGCTCTACCTCCTTGATTCAGTCAGGGATTAAACGAGTCGTTTACAAACACGCTTATCATACCGATGGGTGTGTCTTATTGAAAAAAGCTGGGATAGAAGTATCCCAAATCACAGAGGATCATAATGCCTGAATATTTTATTGTTTACATCGCAAAACAAATGCGACCTGACCTTGTAACAGAGGGTCAACTTCCTGAGGATCTTAAAGACTATCTTATTAACATAGAAAGACTTGTTGAGAAGGCAGACGGGGTAATTCAATCTCGACAAGTGGTAGCTCTTGCTTTAGCTACATGGGAACAACTAAAAAAGTGTGACATGTAATGGATGAATATCTTAACGAATACATAAAATTTACTATTGATAATAAAGAAAAAACGGACAATTATAACATGACTGATAACTCTTACTCATCTAGCAATGTACGCATGACTGATAGAGAAGTGGATGCGTATTATGAGGACTACATTAAGCGGATAGATAATAATAAGAATAACCCTAGGAATAACATTAGGAGTTCTTTTGTCCCTGAAGGCAGTATTGATTCTGATATGGTAAACAGCCCAGATCACTACACTCATAATGGTATAGAGGCTATTGATGTTATAGAAGCAAAGCTAACTGATGAGCAGTATGAAGGTTATCTCCAAGGCTCAGTTATGAAATATCTTTTGCGTAGTAATTATAAGGGTAAGAGGAACGAAGACTTGAAGAAGGCACAATGGTACTTGAATACTTTAGTGGAGAATAACGATGAATATTAAAGAATTAGCATTAGTATGTGGCATTGCAGGGGTTATTCCCTTCGCCACTAGTAACTTCTCCCAGAACCCAGATGGGTTTATCCCTATGTGGTCAGAGCAGAAGGGTAAAGGGTACGAGACTACCCTTATCAATACGCGCCAAATTATTAGCATTACACCTATTTTTGACCCTGCTCTAGTACTGTCTAGGGTGCGTAACCCCAAATCTGAATACTTAGATGTTACCTTCTCCGATGGTACAAGGCTAACTGTTGATGAGCAGTACGAAGAATTTAAGAAACGAGTTAGGGATGGCCGCTAACCAGCGGTTACTTTTCCCAGTACATTTGAGACTTGTCAAAGGGTTTACCGTTTAATTGACCGTCTAAGATTCGTACCATCCGAGTTCTCTCTTCATTCCAATTAGAACGCTCAAGGTCAAATCTTAAAGCATTAGCGTCCATCCTCTTTATAAGGAATCTCTCACGGACTATACTGAATATAACCCAAGCTCCTAATACTCCGTACTCTAGTAAAATTTTCTCCATTACGTATAGTCGTGAAACCCAGTATTGTAGTAAGGATTTATAACAATCCAATCCCCAGACTGAATCCAGCCATGGCCGTTAGAGACGGTAGGTATAAGCTTAAGAAATCTCTGGGAGTTGCCTGAGTTCGTCAAGATACCGCAATTCGATTCGATAAACGAAATTAAGTGTTGTAAGCCTACAACATTATCGCCATACCCTGGTTCTGAAGAGGTGTTATAACCTCCGCCTCCCATAAGGAAACAATTGCCAACCATTCGTATTGATTTCCTTTTTAAATCTCTTCCCCCTGGACCGTTATAGACTTCGTCCACATTGTCGTAAATGTCTGACTCGATGGATTCATAATCACGATAAGGTCTATAAATATTACTAGGCAACCACGCGTACTGGTTTGGAATCGGCATTGTAAAGGGCCATTCGCGCATACCGTCAGTGGTACCCGTTTGAGTTAAAGAGTACACGGTATGAATACCGTCAACCCAGGGAACCCTGTTTATATAAGGTTGGATAGTTTGTACAGACCCTTGAGGCCCAAACACAAACGCATTACCAGAACCGTCAACACTCCCGTAGGACATACCAACCTTATCGAATTCATTAGCTAAGACCGAGAACTTTTGAGGTTGGTAAAAAGCACTGGTACC